ATAACATGTGTAGTAACTTAACCCAGCTATGCTACCAACAAGAGCGTATCTTGCAATGTTAGCATTACCAGCCCAAAAGTTTAATTGATTCGCACCACCATAGATACCAGTTTGAGCACCGTTAGTTGAAATACGTACAGCGTTGTTGGTATTGATTATACCACTAACATCTACCTTATATGCTGGCGATGCGGTACCAATACCAATATTAGTTCCATTATCAAATATTTCACTATTGGTAAGTGTTGTTGCGTTTGACCATTTTGGAACATAGTTAGTAGTACCACTACCAGCCGTACCCCCACTAGTTGTTCCTGTGCCAATAATTTGACTTAAATCTGTGGTAATTGAATTACCATTTATTTGTGATAAGACTAAATTATTGCCGACTGTGGTCGCTGTGGATATTAATATACCCTTTAAAAAGATAAAATTATTATCAACATCATCATGACTCAATACACTACCCTTTGTTACATCACCGTATGGACTTTGTAGTGTTCTTAATATTAAATTATTATTCATTGTTTGTTTTATTTATATTTATTAAAAACGTCGTTTTATGTATGATGAAATTAACACCCAATTAGTACCATCGGAAACCCATTGAAACCTCTCAACAGGTTTCAATGCAACAATAGCACCAATACTACCGTCAACGTCTTCGATGGTACCAGCCACTGATATAACATATAAACTACCACCACCAGTATCCTTTGTTCTTGAAATATAATACATTCTATTTGTACATGTTGCTGGGTCGGGTAATATTATATTAAAATCACTCTCACCTAGATAATCAAATCTGTAAACTGTTGTAAAATCATCGATTGTATAATCAGCAGCAAGCGTTGTCATATCAACATAAGTATATTTCGCACCAAAAGAACCATTTACATCAAATGTTGATTTTGGTTCAACAACTCTAACACCTATTTTACCGTTAGGTGTTTCAGTTGCAATAGGAGTACTAATTAAATCGTCATTTAATCCAGAACCAAATAATACGCCACCAATATTCATTGTTGAACCTGTACTAAATGGTAGTGTAATATTATTACCAATAATAATTGAATTAGGTGGGGCTCCATTATCTTTACCTGCTTTATTACCAATAAAGATTGAATTATTGGCGACGTTTGCACCATAACCAGCTTGATAACCTATAAAGTTTGAATAATTTGCGTTGTTTGCCCGATAACCAGCATAATAACCTATAAAGTTCGAGGCATTGGCATTATTAGCACTTTCACCAGCATATGAACCAAAGAAATTTGAATTATTTGCATCCACAGCGTTATCACCAGCAGATGTACCAATAAAGTTTGAGTTGGTTGAACCACTAGCAGTATGTCCAGCATAGTAACCAATAAAATTGGCACTTATTGAATCAAATGCACTATCACCAGCGTTTACACCAATAAAGTTTGAATAAGGCATGTTATATGAATACACACCAGCATTTTTACCAATAAAGTTTGATTGAATTGAATCTGTAACGTAATTACCAGCAGCATCACCAATAAAATTAGATGAATGAACATTTATTGCGCTATCACCAGCGGCATTACCAATGAAATTACAATTTGTTGCCCCACTAGTATCTGTACCAGCTGTTTGACCAATAAAATTTGAACCATTAGCATTTTTCGCATTATTACCAGCGTAAGAACCAATAAAATTAGAGTAATCTACGTCATCAGAATTATTACCAGCAAAATAACCAATTAAATTTGTTGCTGTCTGCCCAGTTACATCATAACCAGCTTCGTGACCAATAAAATTACAATACTGATTATCTTTTGCGACATAACCAGCTCGATAACCAATATAATTAGATTCTGTGACACCACTAGCATAATAACCAGCTTCAAAACCAATATAGTTAACATAAGAATCTGTTAATCCAGACCTAACATCAAATCCAGAATCTAAACCTAAAAATATAGATTTGGTATTACCAAATCCGCTATTATTGATATCAGATAACCTAGCCAATGTATCACCACTAATTACAGATAATGGAAAATATATTTTATCTGGATTTTTAATATAAAAACCATTAACATCATTAAAAATACCACCTCCAGTGTATGATATACCAAAACCATCTGATAAAATAAGGCTTGTTGTATTTCCATATAGCTCACTCTCAATTGTTAAACCGTTCTCATTTAATATAATGGAATCAGTTGCACCAGATGTTTCGGTACTTATATTAATTTCTGTTTGACCAGTTGATACGGATACAATGTTTACGTTAGCGGTTGTGTCATCAATATCAATAAACGATAAACTTTCAGGGGCACCAGTTAACTGAACTGTTAACAGGTCTTGTTTTGAGGTTTGTAAGTTTTCAAATGCTGATAGTATTGTATCACCAGATGAAAGAGGTTGGTTTAAACCAGTCGTAAAACCACTCAATCTTGTTCCTAAAACGTCAGCATCAGGAAAAACTATATTATTCACAACTGTACCAGACACAGTATCAAAACCAACGGTATAGTTATCACCACTAACAACAACGGCGAATTCAACATCTGGTGTTATGTTGTTCAGTATCGGAAATTGGCTTATTTTTCTATTAGGCATTTTCTATCAGTATTTTAAAATTGTTTTCTTGTAAAATGTAAAACCCGTTTTCTTGTATCAAGAAATCACCCACCACATAATATCTAGTTACCTCTTGATTATAAATATTTTGAATGTCAGTAAAATATAAGTCACAAGCATTAAATTTAAAAGTGGAAATACCACCATAAAAGGTTCCAGCGAAGTTTTTCTCAATTGCCAAGCCCAAATCGGCGGTATCAATACCATCAAACGTTTGAGTTTCAATTAATCCTTGTGACCCACCACCAAGACTAATATTAAACGGAACCCCAACTTGCTTCTCCATATGCTCCTCAAGTCGTTTACCGATAAACTCACTAAAATTATTGACTACGAATTTTAATTTACCATTAATGTAAAACATCAACTTACCCTTTCTTTTTGGTTTAGTTTTAAGTTCACAGTCAGTCAGCGCATCAACACTAAATCTTATAATTACACTTGTCCATGCATCATATCTAACCATACCACTTGCTGAATATTGTTCTTCAGTTGTTAATCCGCTAATATAGGTTGTTCCAGAACATGTACCTGTAACGGTTAACAATCTATAACCAATTCTACCATCATCTGTTATCCTAAAACCTAGCGCATTATCAATAACATCAATTTTAGGGTCTAAGTTATCAAATTGAATTGATGTTGAAAACCCTGTTGTTGTACATACCGTTTGATTACCATAACCACTTGGTATTTGAGCACCACAACCAGAACAAGTACGGCCACTTAAACCAGCCCTACCATAAAACAAAAATGGATTTGTTGTATTGGTCACTACAGTTTTTGGCTTTGTTATAGTTATTGTTTGCCCATCATCATTACAAACGGTTTTTTGTTTAAAACCTAAAGGATTACCACAGCTTGAACATGTTGTTCCTGAACCAGTTGCCCTCCCATACAATAAAAATGGGTTGGTTATAGTTTCTGTGGTTGTTTGATTAGGGTATAGTGTAATTATTTCACCATTGGTGCCACTAATTGTAATATCTGTTTCTTTTGGAATAGTACACCATTGACTTACAACATCCGTACAACCAACTGGTAAAGTACAAGCACTTGTACATCCAGTATCAGCACCTTCAAAACGATTCCAAAATTTATTTTCAGCCCTTGTACCCCAATAAAAGAAAAATCCCTTATTATTTGGGTATTGGTCGTTTAATTTTTCAGCCGTAAAACCAGTTAAAAAGTCTTCATTTCTTTTTAACCAAAACTCAGCAACCCATCCATTTTTAAATCTATCTGGCCAAACTTGGTATGTAGACCCATCAATCTTATAATAACCTTGGTAGAATCCACCATTAAATTGAGCATACATTCCACTAACATCAATTTCTGTTTTAATATCATAAACAAAGTTTTTAGTTGTACCCGTAACTTTGTTTAGATGTAATCTAGTGTCGCCAGATGGTATAACCAATGTAGTACCTGTTAAAGCAGATAAAAGAACCAAATTTGAGAAATCACTGTTATCTTTATCAAACGTCACTAACCCATTATCAATCCCTGTTAATCCAATTGTCGGGAAAGTATACCCACTATTTGTACCGCCAGTCCAAACCGCTAAACTAGAAATTGTCGTGGCTGAAGTATTACCACTAAGATATATGTTAGTCTCATTAAAATCAAAATGGGTTATAAGACAAGTATCACCACTAAAAATGCTTGAATCATCATTAGCCAAATAAAAGTCCCAAAACTCACTATTGGATAGTATGATATCCAATTTATTAAAATTAAAGTTTTTAATGTTACCCATTTCTTTATCCTATTTAAAATTTTTCAAGTAGTACTCTTTTCCAACCAAACGAATTAGTTTTTATATATAGATAATTGTCATCTCTTGTGATATCACCAACACTTCCATTTATATCATACGATGATAACGGTGTATATTTCGGAATACACAAAGATTTCGGAATCAAACCTGTATTTGTTGTCCAATTACCACCATTATCAACAATAAATTTAGAATCTAATTCATTGTTAATAGCCTTTTTCACGATGATTCCACCACCAACAGAAGTTTGTTGTGTACCATTGAAGTTCAACTCAATGACATTATCTTCAGCAAAAATTGTTTGCGTATTTAATATGCTGTTAGTCCTAATTTCACCTCCATACATTTCCTTTATAGCCTCAATTAACAACGCTGGAATATCTTTATAACTAACCGTCAAGTACCCATCAGGGGTTTCCCCGACCAATTCTGGGACAATATTTTTAACATCTTGCGCTATTAAACCAATTTTTCTTTCTTCTCCACCTCGAACCCTATCAACCCAATTAAAAGACACACCAGTTAAGCTTAAAACCTTACTTAATGCGTCATTAATTGGTAAAATATTCTCCTTTAATCGTTTATCAGATGCTTGATTTACAACAAGTCCAGTTGCGTCAACACCAATATCTACGGTACCAGGTCCAGCGCCAACATTAGTTATAATTAATTTTTCTGTTCTAGTAATTCCACTAACATCAACCCATATTGTTCTACCAGTAAAATCAGATGTTCCAGCCGAATAATAATTTAATGAACTGGTATAAACAGTACCACTATAATTTCCACCACCTAAATCTATCATAACGGTAGGTGTTATATCAAAACTAACACCAGTATAAGCAGTCGCAACTGTATTCCCATCAATTACCGTCGTTGAACTTGCACTAAATGCTGGTTGGGCATATTGTGTTGTTCCACTATTTGTTGGTGTTAATGCTGATAATGAACCAGTCGCAATCGACATATTAGCACTGTACCAAGTATAATTTGTTGTTCCTGAATTACCAGAAAAAGCGCTTGTTACACCAGTTATTGTCAAAGTTATTGCACTTGTTGTTAAATCTGGTCCACTAGTTAATGCACTAAAAGGAACACCAAAACTTGTTCCACCAGACAACACTGTTATTGTCTCAGGATATTGTTTTATTTGCCGATTTGATGAGTAATCCAATTTGGTTCTAAATTCCATTATTGTGGGTTTTATAATAAATATTCCACGTTTCCAATATATTTATATAGAAACGAATTATTTATGTCAATCGAGAAAAACGAAAAAATTGAAGAATTTGTTGATTCTGATGGCGGTATGATTAGCGGTGGAGATAGAAATCCAACCAGCGATAGTGAAATTGAAACAGGCCCAACACCTAAAACTTGGGATGATGATTCTGATTATGAGAAAGGTATATCAACAACAACAGATAGGGCAACTAGATACAGACAAAACATTCCTTGGTTTGCAATTTATAGCTATCGTAGCTCAAGTGGACGTGGTTTACCATTAGACACTAGCGTACCACCAATGGATGCTGGTTCAGAATCAGATGGTACGGTTAAAACTGAAGACGAACCAATAAATGAAAGGAATAAAATCCTTAAGAAAAGAGAAATTGAAGAAGATATTAAAGAAGATTTGGTTAAAAAGTCAAAAGACCATGAAGTTTGGAGCAAAGATTATGATTTAAAAACCGAAAAAATAATTGATACGATTGAAGATGGTGACTTAAATGATAATCAACTAGAAAGAATAAAAAAAGCTGTTTTAGATAGAATTAAAAATAAAAATGCCTAATTCAAAACTTGCAGGTAAATCATATGCTGTTCCAGCTGAATTTCGTCAATATCTTGGCGATACGATTTCGTATGAAAATATGAAAATGACCAAGACAAGACTAATTAAGGCAAAAGATACAAACCCACAAGAATATTCACAAAAAGGTGGTGATTTAGTTTTAAATTGGATTAACAGCGAATTAAAACGTGATACAACAGCCATAAAAAGCACCAAAAAGATTGGAATGGAAACTGGTCGTGAAAATCAATTCCTTAAAACACACGAAAAGGATAAGGATAACGCAAATCCAACAGGTGCAAATAGCGGTATGGTTAAAATTGGTAATGGTACCACATATCGAAAAGTTATGACTGGTAAAGAAGTCTATAACGAAGCAATTGAAAAAGAAATTACTCAAATTAAATATTTAATAGAGTATATGAATAATAACAAAAAAAGAAAACTATAAACTATGCCTATTCCACACTTACCTGTCGGAGGACAATCAGCTCTGGAACAATACGCTATTCAGCAAAGAAACGTATTGATTCCAATGAATATCTACAACAGTACAGCACCTGCAAATCAGTACAACCCAACCCATACAAGAGCGGTAGCTGACCAAACAACACCACACTATGGTAAAGGTACTGGTAACTTCCTAGATATCGAAAACTACGCAGCTGGTGCTGATTGGGATATCTTTGGTAACCCATCAGTCGCTATTGGCGGTGGTAGAAATCCAATGTTTGCAAATAATTTTGCAACTTGGGGTTATGACCCAACCCACACATACCAACACCCTAACACATCAGGAAATATCGGACAAGTGATAATCTAATATGAAGCTTTACAATTTATTTGAAGATATTATATTAGAAAGTGAAAATCTTTTAATGGAATCCGTTGATTTTAACACGGTTAAGGATTCTATTGATAAGAAATATAACGTTAACATTGTGTATATTGATGGCGATGGAGTTCGCACCAGTAGATATATTCAACCATATGTTTTGGGTGATACATTGGCTGGTAACAAAGCGATAAGGGCTTATCAAATATTTGGTGGGTCTAGAACAATGACAACAAAGAATGAAAAGGGTGGGTGGAGAATATTTAGACTGGATAGAATCGTAGATTGGAAACCAACAAATATGAAATTTAAAGTTCCCGTTTCCGATTTACCTAGTTTTATGATTAATCGAGGCCGATTCAATCCAAACGGCGATGAAATGTTCTCAAGGGTTGATGCAATTGCTAAATTTGGTCAGCAAATACAAGAACCAACGCAAGAACCAATACAAGTTCCTATTCAAAAAGCGGAACCAACGCAGGCTCAGCCAGTCAAACCAGCTCAACCAACAATCAAGGGCTTGTCACCAAAACCATCAAAACCTGAAATAAAAACGGGTACGGAAAAGACCAATAGATATTCTACTGGTAAAGACCCGAAACCAAAAATTGAGCCGAATAAACCTGCCGATACCAGCAAAACAACTGGAATTGATACAAGCAAGACAACAGCTCAACCAATAACTAAAAAAGAAAAGATATGACAACACCACCACCAGTAGATTTAAACAGATTAAAAGGTATTCTAGGTGCATCTAAAGCAATAATGAAAAAAGTTGAAACGGGTGACTTTGAAACAGGTCACGTTGATGCTAGAGCATTAACCGAAGAAGGTGTTCAAGAGTTACACGCAGCTGGTGTTAGCAGACCAATGCGTCAAGAACAACAGCAACTTCAGGGTCATCAATATCAAGAAGCCGTAATGAATTCTGGAATGCCAGAAGCGGTGAAAAAAATTATGTTGGAAAGACCAATCCCACAGGTAACACCTAATTATACATTTTCTTTAGACGATGTCACTGATTTATCAGATGAAAAACCAATGGGTCGCCCATTAGCACCTAAAACAAAACCAAGACAACAAGTGATTCAAGAAAATTATGTACAGTCTTCTGATATGATTACTGTAAGTAAAGCTGACTTGAAAGAAATGGTTAATGCAATTGTTAACGAAAGACTTTTGGAATTTATGACAAAAACCAACAATAAAGCAATTGCTGAAGATGCTGTTAAAAGAACAATCAATCTTCTTATTAAAGAAGGTAAATTAGCAACAAAGAAAAAAACCCTCTAATCTATACTTTTTTTAATAAAAGGAGCCATTATTGGCTCTTTTTTATTGACTTAATTAATCTAGATTACTATATTGTATTCAAATAAAACGTTTTAAACAAAAAATATGAAAAAAATTAAAGTTTTAGTTGTCCCATCAGACAGAACTGGTGTAGGTTACTTTAGAAGTACAAAACCACATCTTGCATTAGAAGAAAATTATCCAGATGAATTCCACGTTGATATAGATTACGAACCACAGTTAGACAATGACGAGTTCTTAAAACAATATGACATTATTCACTATCACAGAACACTTGGACCATTCGATAAAATGCAAGGTGTGCTTGAAAGATTGGATAAACTAGGTATTGTTAGTATTATGGATTTAGATGACTATTGGTCGCCAGGTACCCATCACCCAGCACACTTGTTGATTAAACAAAGTGGAATGGATAAGATGATTATCAATAATCTAAAATTGGCTAAGAATATTACAACAACAACCGAAATATTTGCTGATGAGATTCGCAAATTTAATAAAAATGTTTTTGTTCTTCCAAATGCAATCGACCCAACAGAAAAGCAATTCATACCAAATCCAGAAGTAAGTAATAGGATTAGAATTGGTTGGTTAGGTGGCTCATCTCACTTACATGATTTAAGGCTAGTGTCTTCTATTGCTGGACATTTTGACAATGTTCAATTGGTTTTATGTGGATTTGACCTTAGAGGTGTAATGACAATGATTGATGAAAAAACAGGACAACAAACTCAAAGACCGATTAAGCCACAAGAAAGCGTTTGGTATGAATATGAAAAGATATTCACAGACAATTATAGGACGGTAAGTCCAGAATATAAGGAATTTCTTCTTCAATTTAAAAACGAAGAATATCCAAACGTAGCAAATGAACCGTACAGAAGAGTATGGACAAAACCAATTAGTAGCTATGCATCAAATTATAACTTATTTGATATCCTAATAGCCCCACTTGAAGAAAATATCTTTAATAAGGTAAAAAGCCAATTAAAAGTTATTGAAGCTGGCTTTCATAAAAAAGCTATTATTGCACAAGACTTTGGCCCATATCAAATTGACCTTAAAAACGCCCATCAATTTGGCGGTGGTTGGGACCCAACAGGAAATGCATTATTGGTTAACTCAAATAGAAATCATAAGGATTGGGTTAAAAATCTTACCAAACTTATCACCAATCCAGAATTAATCAAACAATTGAGTGAAAACCTTTATAACACTGTAAAAGATAAATACTCAATTAATAAAGTGTCTGAAGATAGAAGGGCGCTATATCTAAATTTATTAAACAATGAAACTAACAATCAAACTAGACCCAACAGTAGGCCAGTTAATGAGGTCGTTGAAGCGTAAGATAAATAATCTTATTTTTAATTGGTTTAAAAAACCGTACTTAAACTATCAACAAAGACGTTTTGAAAAAAGTAAAATTGCGGCAATACATAGAGAATTTGAAATAAATTTCAAAATGTCCCCAAGTAGTGTGGTTAATTTAATGCATAAATCAGATGTGGCGGCTGGTCGTAAATCGGTAAAAATGACCGATAAAGAATATGAGGAATTCTTATTAGAGGAACGTAAAATAAGTGCGTTAAAGTATTACAATAATCATTCGCCTTTATTTTATGACCCAGAAATTGTCGATATACATAATGAATCACTCGAATATAATGGTGGACAACATATTAAACAATTAATAGCAAACGAAACGACTAAAGCTAGACGTGAGCTACGTGGTCAAGAAAAAAGACGTGGTGGTACATTAGATGTTATTCAAAAAACTAATGTTATGACTAGACAATCAAGTTCATCAATTCAAGACCATTTAAAGATTTGGGGTCTTGATAAAGAAAACGGTGAAGAAGAACTGTTACATACCTTAAAGACTAGGTTTCAAGAAAATTTTTAGGTTAGTTGTTGCTTTTTTGGGGAATTTTGAGTATATTTGTTCAAAATTCATTATCTATGTTAAAATCAGAACAAATTGTAAAAAACACTAAGAAATTCTTCCAAACAGCGCTAGAACACGGTATTATGAACGATGAACTTATGACCTTTTTAGGCGAAGAATTCATCAAAGCCCCTGCCACCGCAATGAAAGACCAATATAACGCATTTGAAGGTGGTTTAATAGACCACCTTTTAAATGTAACTAAGTATGCGGTTATATTTAACAACGCCCTTCCAGAGACAGAAAAAGTAGACCAAAAGTCACTCATCCGTGTATGTCTCCTACATCAAATAGGAAAGGCCCATCTCTACACTCCATGCCAATCAGAGTGGCATCGTAACAATCAAGGTAAAATGTACGAATACAAGAATGACCAAGTAGCCATGCGTGTGGCTGAGCGTTCATTGTATTACGCTCTAAATCACGGTATTAAGCTTACCGATGAAGAGTATGCTGCCATCCTTATGTCCGATAAAACTGACGACAAGATGGCCGAATACCACAATACAATGCTTGGTGATTTATTAAAAACCGCAGCACTTTTTGCGATTAAAAACGAAAAAAAGAGAGCCAATGACTAATAACGAATTATATGATAAAATGCAAGAAAGAATCTTGGATATAGCCAATCCAAATGTTGACTATACACAAGAAGATTTTGATAAAGAATTTGGTTTGTTTACGGTTACAAACTTTGATTTTGCAAAGATTCATATCAATTTTGTTAACAAATCTAAGAACCAAAATCCAGAATATGCAACGGATGGTTCAAGTGGATTTGATTTAAGGGCTAATCTTGAAACACCATTTACACTTGAAAGTGGAAAATTTGCAGTTATTCCGACTGGTTTATTTTTTGAAATACCACAAAACATTGAAATACAAGTAAGACCAAGAAGTGGATTGGCGGCAAAATGGGGGGTTACGGTATTAAACACACCAGGCACCGTTGACGCTGATTATCGAGGCGAAGTAAAGGTAATTCTTATCAATCACGGTCAAGAACCATTTGTAATTAACAATGGCGATAGAATCGCACAAGGTGTTATAGCTAGCGTTTACGGAAAAAATATTATCTCACTCAACCAAGTTTCAAAAATCACAGATGCCACAGAACGCTCATCTGGTGGTTTTGGTAGTACAGGTATTAAATAAATAAACATGAAATTAGACTTTAACGATTTGCTAATTGTCCCAAAAGAAATTAGTAGCATTACCACTAGGTCAAGTATTAACCCTTATGTTAATGGTAAACTACCATTAATTACGGCTCCAATGGATACCGTTTTATCTGAAACAAATGCTAAGTTTTTCAGTGAAAATAAAATCGAAATTTGCCAACCAAGATATCACCAAATAGAGGATGGTTTTAGGTCTTATTCAATTCAACAAATGCGAAATCTGTATAATTCAAAGCAATTGAAAAATGGAAAATATTTGATTGATATTGCAAATGGGCATATGGATAGTGTATTGCATTTAACCAAAGCAATAAAAAAAAGAGAACCAGCGATAACATTAATGGTTGGAAACATTGCCAATCCAGAAACTTATCGTATATTATCAGAAGCTGGCGCTGATTATATTAGGGTCGGCATAGGCAATGGTGGTGGCTGTTTAACAACCCAAAACACTGGTGTTGGATATCCGATGGCCTCTTTAATAAGAGAGTGTTATGAAATATCAACAACACTTAAAAATCCAGCATATATTGTCGCCGATGGTGGCATGAAAGATTATAGTGATATTATTAAGGCATTAGCATTAGGTGCCGACTACGTAATGTTAGGTAGTATATTGAACAAGTCGCTTGAATCAGCTGGTGATAACTTCCTGTGGAAGAAAATTAAGGTACCACAAAAAGTCGCTGAATTTGCCTACAGACATGGTGTTCCAGTTTATAAGCTATTCAGGGGTATGAGTACAAAAGAAGTTCAGAAAAAATGGGGTGCCGAGAAAATAAAAACCTCAGAGGGTGTTGTTAGATATCGTAAAGTTGAATACACACTCTCACAATGGACCGAAAATTTTGAACACTATTTACGTTCAGCTATGAGTTATGCTGGCGCTTTAAACCTTAATGAATTTATCGGAAAAGCCAATCTTGTTCAAATAACAGATAATGCATATAAACGTTTTAACAAATAATGATTAGTGTAATATATTGTACAAGAGAAACAAATCCAAACCATGTTGAGCATTTAAAGAAAACATCTGGACTACATAAAAATCTTGAAGTTATTGAAATAATCAATAATGGTGAGGATTTAACCAAATCATATAATCGTGGTTTAAACCTAGCCACGAATGATATCGTCGTGTTTTGTCACGACGATATTACTATTGAAACCAATAACTGGGGAAATAAGCTTATCAAACTTTTCAAAAACAATCCAGACTACGGAATCATTGGCGTTGCTGGAACAAAATATCTGGCCGATACTGGTAAGTGGTGGGAAGATAGAAAGAAGATGTATGGCCGTGTGGCACACACACATGAAGGTAATACTTGGTTATCGTCATACAGTGACGATTTAGGTCAAGAATTAGAAGAAGTTGTTGTAGTTGATGGTGTATTCTTTGCCATTGATAAACAAATTGCTATCATTCCATTTGACGAATCAGTCAAAGGTTTTCACTTTTACGATGTTACATTTTGTTTTCAAAACTACCTAAATAACACTAAAATTGGCGTTACCACCATGGTAAGAGTTAATCATAGGTCTATTGGTATGACCAATGAACAATGGGATGAAAACAGAAAAGAATTCGCTGAAAGATATAGTGACAAACTACCAGTTAAAATCAAAAAAGTTCTTCGTAAAAATGAAAAGCTTAAAGTTTTAATTGGATGTCTCAACTTTAATAGTTTTACTGGCTCTGAACTCTACGTCTTTGAATTAGCTAAAGCGTTGGTTAAACAAAATTGCGACGTTACCGTGTGTTCAAATATTGGTAATCCATTAGCTATGGTTGCTAAACAACACGGAATCAAATTAGCCACCCTTCAAGAACCACCTGGTTTTAAATTAGGTGATGGTGAATGGTCATTAAAGAGTGTACAGGGTGAAGTCAAGTCACAACCAAACACACTATATAAGCTTAGCGATGTTAATTTTGATGTATTACACCTAAACCATACGCCAGTAACAGAACACCTTCTTAGATTGTATCCAGATACACCAACAATTTGTAGTATACATTCTGAAGTAATTGCACTTGAAAACCCTGTTGTTAACCCACAAATCAAGAAATATATCGCAATACGGCCAGAAATCAAAGACCATATTGTCAGGAACTTTAAAATACCTGAAGAAATTGTTGATGTGGTGTATAATCCGATTGACGCAGTTAGATTTAAACCTTTAAATCAAACCAAAAAAAACGACAAAAAAAGAATTCTATTTGTTGGTACAATTGATTATCTTAGGCGAGAAACAATAATGGACCTTATTGAAACAACACGTATCAACAATGAAGAATTGTGGATTGTAGGTAAAAAAAATGAAAATTATCTTGATGAGGCCCTTAAAAATGCACCACATGTAAAATACTTCGAACCAACGAACAAGGTAGAAAAGTTTATTCAGGATTGTGATGAAACTGCTGGTATTCTTTTAGGTAGAACAACAATTGAGGGTTGGTTATGTGGAAAAGGCGGTTGGATATATGATGTTGACTCAGCGGGTAGCATTAAATCCAAGTCTTTTCATCCAGTACCATCCGATGTCGAGAAATTTAAGAGTGAAAATGTTGCAAAAGAAATAATTCAAGAATACAAACAAATACTTGATTAATGAAAAAAACCGTAATTACGATAACGGGTATTCGACCAGATTTCATTAGAATGTCTGAAATATTTAAAAAGCTTGATGAGAATTTTAATCATATTCTTATACATAGTGGTCAACATTATGATAAGCTTTTATCTGACGTATTTTTTGAAGAATTAGAAATTCGTAAACCAGACTATAATCTTGCAATTGGTGGGCCAAATAAAGAGCATTTTCATCAAGCCGCTGACCTTTCAATAAAGGTTATTGAGCTTATTAGGGAAAAAAATCTAAACCCAGATTTAATTATTTTTTTAGGCGATTCAAATTCGGTTGTATGTTCGGTCCCACTTAAAAAAGAAGGTTATAAAATTGCACATATAGAAGCTGGAATGCGTTCTGGTGATAACAGAATGTTAGAAGAAATTAATAGAAAAGTTTGTGATACATGTAGCGACTTATTATTTGTTTATCACGATAATTACAGAATGAAATTAGCTAATGAAAACATTACTAAAGGTGTATATGTTGTTGGAAACACAATTGTCGAGGTCGCTAGTAAATTTATTCCTTTGGAACAAAAACGTAACGATAGGATATTGTTAGATATTCATAGGCCTGAGAACTTTAAATATAAAGAAAGGCTTGAGAATATTGTAGAATATTCAAAAATGATGGCAAATAAATTTCATGTCCCAATTTTTATGCTTGAGTTTCCTAGGACAATGAAAGCAATTGATGAGTTTAGAATTGATTTAGGTGAAATTGATGCTGTCCCTCTTCAACCGTTTAAGAAGTATTTACATCAAGTTTATCATTCAAAATTTATTATTTCAGATTCTGGGACAGCGCAAGAAGAACCAGCTTTGTTAAAAACACCTGTAATTGTTCCAAGAGATTATACTGAAAGACCAGAATCACTAATATATAGCTGTTCATATATGATTGATGTTAATACAAAACATAATTTAACGTGGGATATATCGTCTGATTTCATTCAAAATGGTTATACATCCATGGATAACAGTTGGCTTGGGGATGGGACCACATCCGATAAAATAATTGAAACATTAAAGAATGTGTTATGATTTCTATTGCCACACCATATTATAATCGTAAACCTCAGTTTATCAATACACTTAAAACGATTCAAAAGTCTAAACAAATTGATAATCTTGAATTAATTGTTGTTGATGATTGCTCATCCGATGAACATAAGTTAGACGATATTCCAGACCAATTTCCATTTGTTAAGGTGATTACACTTAAGAAAGAAGATAGGTTTTATATCAATCCGTGTATTCCTTTTAATAAAGCAATAAAAGCGGCAACAGGAGATATTATTGTATTACAAAACCCAGAGTGTTTGCATGTTGGTGATATTTTAACAGACATCGTAAATCGAATTACGGATGACAATTATCTCACCTATGGTGTTTATTCAGCGAGTCAAGAAATTAGTTCTTATATTAATGAACTACCGTTTGAAAATGAACATATTTTTAATATGATTAAATCACAGTTAATGCCAATGAACAATATCAACTATGTTAGTGAGGGGCAATCATGTTGGTATAATCATTCAATTTATCGACCAGCGGCGTATCACTTTGTTGCTGCAATATCAAAGAAAAATATGGACAAATTAGGCGGCTTTGATGAAAGATATTATAATGGTATTGGTTTTGATGACGATGAATTCTTATATAGGATAAAGGTTTTGGGTTTAAATATTGAAATACACGATAATCCGTTTGCGGTTCATCAATGGCATTATAGTGAAAACAATTTTTTTGCTAATGCTGATAATGTTAGTTTAGCTATACAGCGTAACCAAGATTTATTTAATAATGTAACAAAAAAGTTTAAAAAACCAAATGTTAATTCCTAGGATAATGAATTTTTATTGGGGTGGTCAAAATCTATCATACCTACAATATTTAACAATATTGAGTTTTCATAAATTTAATCCTTTATGGAGAATTGTTTTACATACCCCAATAGAACCGTCAAACGAAATTACTTGGATAACAGATGAACATAGCGTTAACTATATAGGACCAAATTATTTGGATGATTTAAAATCACTTCAATATGTAAATTTTAATGTTGTTGATTTTAATGAAATTGGTTTTTTTAATAATTCCCCAGAAGTCTTTAAATCTGATTATCTTAGATGGTATTTACTATCAACACAAGGTGGTGGATGGTCTGATATGGATATTCTTTACATTAAGCCGCTAAATGAATTGATAGACGCGAAGATACAAAATTTAGTTTGCTTAGGTAAATATGGTAATATAATTGGGTTTTTGCTTTCAATACCAAATAACCCTTTATTTAAGAGACTTTTGGATAATTCTATTCATTATTTTAATCCTAGCGATTATCAATCAATTGGTTCAAAGTTAATGAATATATTTTATCCAAACGAAACTAGTTTATTTTATGAGTTCCCAATGACAAAAAACATTGATATGGATTCATTTTACAAAATAAATCATGAAAATTTGATTGATTTATTCTATAATAATAGAATAGATGTTATTACTGATGACGTAATCGGTGTTCATTGGTATAATGGTTCAAACATAGCTAAACAATATAATAACGAATATTCACAGGGAAAACGAAGTGACTGTACAATAAATGAAATAATAAAAAAAATAATATGAAAATAATTGGTTTTACACAACTACGAAATGAGTTATCAAAGGGTAATTTAGAAAATTGGTTTAAACAAATGTCAGTATGTGACTACATATACATATTTGACCAAAATTCAGATGACGGCAGTCTCGAATACTATAAAAAATTTGATAACGTTGTCGTTATTGAGTCACCAACAAATCGTTTTAATGAAGAGTTGATTTGTAAAAAAGAACTACTAGATAAATTATTATTTGACCATCCAGATACAGACTGGATTTTATGGTTAGATGGCGATTTATTATTAGACGGTAGATTACTTGCTAATGATGGTAAAGAACTAAAAGAATTATGTAGATTAGGAAGCGTACACAAGATAGATGGTTATCTCTTTAATCACTATAATCTATGGAGAAGTGATATCTATTATCGTGTCGATGACCAATATCATTCATTAGATGGCAACTGGTGTCCGTTATGGAGAAATAACGGGAACCTTAAATTTGATGCCACCGCTGGGCTACACCTACTTCAATACCCAAAAGGTATGCAAAACCTAAAACACACACCATATGCCGTTGTACACAGAGGATTTGCTACTGATTATCAAATCATAACGAAATACGAAGTATATAAGGCAAATGGGCAAAATGGTTGGAAACTTGAGAGACTACTGGATGAATATACACTAACAGTACACGAACTTGAGCGTGAATTACTTCCAGAGTGGTTTGAAGTCACCGATGATGTGAATCCAATAAACAAACGTAGGTTAAGAGAGATTTATGAAGAACAAAAAGGTATTACAAAACCAATAAATAAAAACCTTGAAATTATTACACTTATTTTCAAGTCAATAGATTATCTTGACCTAATCTATAATGAATTAAAAAGTGATAAGTGTAAAGTTGATGGTTGGGAAATAACACACAGAATTGTAGCAAATGATGCAACACCTGAGGTAATTGAAAAGCTAAAGACGCTAGATATTCCATATACAATTTATAATGACCCAAAACCAGACGATTATTATCTGAACCGTGTATATCGTTGTTGGAACTTTGCTGGTAAAACAAGTAAGGCTGACAATATTTGTTTTGTTAATTCAGATATGGTTTTCAGTAAAGATTGGTTGGGTAATTTATTAAAGCACCATAACGGGATTAATATTCCGTGTTCAAGATTGGTAGAAAGCGGAAAGCTTAGTAGTGGAACACATGGGGTTAGTTTTGATTGTGGAAGGTCGCCAAAGGATATTGACTATAATCTTTGGGAAACAACTGTTTCACAGTTAAAAATTGATAAGATTTTTCCACGTGGACTATACATGCCATGTGTTTTTGAAACAAAAACGTTTATTGATTCTGGTATGTACCCAGAAGGAAATATATATAGAGGTGGTGTTGGAACACTTGACGGCTTTATTAAAAGTGGTGATGCTTATTATTTCGATGATATTCTTGAAAAGAAATACGGAATGCGGCACATTACTGTATTTGATTCCTTAGTGTACCATATTCAAGAAGGAGAAAAAGATTCATAATGATTTCAATTATATTACCATATTATAATAGAAAGCCGCTTTTATTAAAAACACTACAAAGTTTTGAACATTTTTATCGTAATAAAGATATTGAAGTTATTATTGTAGATGATGGGTCCAGTGAAGAGCATAGACTTGATGAACATCAATTTAATATAAAGACTAAAATTATTCGAATAGAAAATAAGAATGGTATAAACCCATGCTATCCTTATAATGTTGGTGTAAGACATTCAAGCGGTAACATATTGATTTTGAGTTCGCCAGAAACTTTCCATACTAAGGATATGTTTAAGATAACAAATAATTTCAACGGGTTAAATAACAATACTTATTTATTATTTTCTGTTTTCTGTATTACACAAAATGATATGATAAATGAAGTTTTAACAGAGCCAGATTTTAATCTAGTAGCAAATAAGATGCGTAATAACATACCAAAATTTTATTCATATCTTGGTGAAAACGGATATCCGTTTAATAATAATTTTGGTTCTTGGTATCTACATGGTCAAATAAGACCTAGTGGTTTAAATTTCTTTACAGCAATTACAAGAGAAAAGTACTACGATATGTCTGGCTTTGATGAAAGATTTAGATTTGGAACTGGATTTGATGATGACGAATTTAAAAATCGTTTAATTGAAACTGGAACAAAATTCATTTATTATGATGATGCTGTGGCAATTCATGTTAATCATGAGGTTGTTAACAACTCACAACCAACAACGAATCAAATTGTATATCAAAATTCAATGATAAACAAATATCAAAAAAATGACGAATGGGGAAGACTTTAAAAATAGGACAAATAGTATCTTTTGGTGTTGGCGGTGCTGATAAGTGTGCATTAAATTTAGTTAAAGGGTTATTAGCACTAAATGAAGATATTGAAATAACTGTATTTTATAACAAATATTCTCACCCAAGACAGGATGAGCTATTTACAAACCCATCTAGGTTTCAAGACTATACGCAGCTACCAATTAAATTAATTGAGTTTAGTGATGTCTCTGAGTTAAACCAGTATGATATTGACATTTTAAACACACATAGGTCGGGTGATGATAATTGGTTTTTACCAAATTTCGAATCAACAGACTTTAAATTTAAAGTTGTTGAAACAAACTTTCATGGGTATAATCAAACCAAATCTGATTTTAGGATTTATCCATCAGAAGCAATTTTAAACCATTTAAAGCCTTGTTCTATCCCATATACAATAATTCCAAACCCTATATATAAAAAAATGACGGATGAGAATTTTAAACGTGAATACGGAATCGAAAATAAATTTGTTTATGGGAGAATAGCTAGACCAGATGGTAATATTTATCTCAATACAAATTTAGCCGCATATAAACAAATTGAATCAGAAGACACAGTTTTTGTATACGTGGCACCAAATGCAATGGCTAGGACAGATGCTAAAAATCTTGAAATTAAAAATATAATTTTTGTGGACCCAACTTCAGATGAATTTACTGTTTCTAAACTTTATAATACATTTGATGTGTTATGTCATAGCAACCTTCTTGGGGAGACATTTGGTAATACAATAGCCGAAGCTATGATACACGGTAAACCAGTCATAACACATGTTGGCCGTGTAAGTTGGCCACAAGCACATAGGGAACTTGTTGGTGATAAAACAGAGTTATTTATTACTGAGGATATTACAAATAAATATGCGAATTTAATGAGGCAATTAAAAGATGATAAGGCTTATTATAATGAAATCTCAAACTATTTAAAAACTAGGGCAGATAATCTCTATAATTATGTAAGTGTATCTAGGAAATATCTTGAACTATATAAAAGATTATTAAATGAGTGAACAATTAGAAATATCACAAGCTGAATTTTTACACATTATTGCCAATTTTTTTCCAGATAATGAAATTAAAAATATAATGGAAATCGGGTCATTAAACGGCAATGATTCACGTCTGTATAAATCCAGATATCCGAATGCGAATGTATATTGTATCGAAGGCTTAAAAGAAAATTTTGACCTATACATCAAGGATTCTACTGAGCTGATTCCAATCAATGTTATTGTTACAGATTTTGATGGTACGATTTCATTCCATAAAAAAAATGTTAACGGTATTCATAGCATATATAATCGTGGAAACGCATACGGTACGGAAGTACTATCAAATCAAACATGTAAAACATTTAATACTATTTGCAACGAATACAACATACCAAATATTGATGTTATTAAAATAGATGTTGAAGGCGCAACATTTGAAGTTCTATCTGGTATGAAAGAAAAAATTAAAGACATAAAAATAATGCATATTGAAACCGAGTCAATACCATTTTTTGAAGGGCAAAAGTTACACGATGAAGTTGTTAATTATTTAACTGCAAATGGTTTTGAATTAGTTAAAATGACAAGCGTAAACATAAGCGGTGGGTTTCAACATGACTCTATTTGGATTAATAAAAATGCACATGGAAAAAATTAAAAGGGGATGGTTAGTAAACGATACTTTAACCTGTATACCTGGCACAAAAACTTTTTGGCACGACTTATTAGACTGGATACCAAATCTAGAAGACAAATGCAATGGTCACACATCATTCCCAATTTTAGCATCTAAAATTGAGAGTGAAGGCCAAATCACACCACCAGACTATATCATTAGGAATGCGACATACTTTAGAAGAATTAATCTTCCAGTAAAAACAATCAGTTTATTACAAGATTTATCCCCAGATAATCCAATGCAAATTGATGTATGCAATAATTCAGACATTGTTGTTTATAACTCACCATATACTAAAGCACATTACGAAGGAAAAATCACATCAAAATCTGTCATGATTCCACTTGGCGTCGATTTTAATAAATTTACACCACATAATAAAAGCTATGCCGAAGAGCTTGGGGTGTTACCAAATTCAATTCTATTCATCGGCGCCGCAAATAATCACCCCAAAGGGTTTGATATTATGTTAGATATCATCAACAATACCGACTATAATTTCTGTTTAGTGATGAAGGATGGGTATCAAATAAACAATCCTAGGGTAAAGGTTTTTAATAGGATTGACCATGATTTATTGGTTAAGGTAATAAACTCATGCGAACAACTTGTTTGTACGTCTAGAGTTGAAACACTTCACCTAGCTGGTGTGGAAGCAGCTGCTTGTAATTTACCGTTGGTCACCTCCAACGTTGGAATTTATTATAATTCGGAAAATGGTATTTGGGGTCGAAACGTAAAAACGTTTAATCCTCAGGATTTTATACAAGAAATCAAATTCGTTAAAGAAAATCTTCACACATTCTCACCAAGACAACACTTCTTAAATCTTGGGTTAGATATTGATAGCTGCAAAAAAAATTGGTTGAATCTTATTGACAATTTGTAGGAAATCAATATATTGGACTCATGCAAATTAAAAGAGTCAATCTCCACAGTTGGATACAACACAACACCAATGGTTCAAATACTGTTGTTGAACTTGGTGCAATGTTTTTTGAAAAATTAAAACACGTACATCCAAGCGTTAAAACAAAAGTTGGTATAGAAATCTGGGAACCATATATTAAGTCTGAAGTAGACCACTTTGGTGTACCTGTAATTAAAGATTGTATTAAAATCCATGGAAGTGTTTTAGATTATAAAGAACTTCTATCTGGATATGAACTTGATACAGCAATGATTATTGATGTTTTAGAACACTTTGATAAGGAAATAGCCTTTAAATGGATTGAAGACCTTAAAACAGATTTCAATAAAATCATGCTAATGGTTCCAGCGGGTTATTTTCCACAAGAAGTTGACCATTCTGGCTTTAATGCTGATGAATATCAAAAACACAGAAGCTCATGGTATCAAGAAGATATTGAAAAACTTGGATTTCAAGAAGTAGTTTTAGACCCAAATTTTCACTCTAATCCAGAACTGGTGGCTAATAAAATGGACACAGGATGTTGGTTTTGTGTCTGGACTAAAAACTAAATTATGAAGGAAAAAATCTTACTTGTTGGCGGCGCTGGCTATATTGGTGGTTTGACCTGCGACCATTTAATCAATGCTGGTTTTGATGTAACAGTATATGATAATCTTCTATATGAAAATAGATATTTAAAAGAAATACCATTTGTATATGGTGATATTAGAGATACACAAAAACTATACGAAGTATCAAAGGATTATGACATTATTGTATTAATGGCTGCGCTTGTTGGTGACCCAGCATGTAGTGTTGACCCAATCCTAACAGAAGAAATCAATTACAAGGCGATTAAAGATTTTTGTGATGTTGTATTGCCAAACAAACACTTGGTGTTTATGTCAACATGTTCCGTATATGGCGCACAAGATGGCTTATTAAACGAGGATAGCCCAACAAACCCACTTTCATCATATGCCTCAACTAAACTAAAAGCTGAAGAACACGTATTAAAACTAGGTGGAACGATATTTAGATTGGGTACTGTCTTTGGACTTGGTGATACATATTCAAGATTAAGAATGGACCTTGTAGTCAATGTTTTGACAATGAAAGCGGTTAAAACTGGTACAATAACAATCAACGGTGGTGAACAATGGAGACCAATAATTGCCGTAAAAGATATTGCTGGTTATGTAACTGAAGCATGTCAAGAAAAATACGCTGGTGTATATATTTTATCAAAAGAAAATGTTGTAATCAGAGAGCTTGGTGAAAAAATTGCCAAGTTAGTACCTAACACAGAAGTTAAATACACTGAAATTTCTTTTCAAGATGCAAGAAACTATAAAGTTGACAATACAAAATCATTAAATACATTTAAGTATAAACCAATGGTTAGTGTTGAAGACGAAGTAACAAGAATGGTCAAACTATTCCAAGAACATAGAGTAGAGGACCCTGAAGATAAAGTTTATCATAACGGTGCCTTTCTAAAAAATAAAAAAGAACAAAATCAATTAATATGAGTGAATTAATTACAACATATATTGGCGGGATTTCAGTTGATGATAGAGGTCAATTACGTTTTGTGAATGATTTTAATTTTGAAAACGTAAAAAGATTTTATCAAGTAGAAAACCATAGACAAGGCTTTATAAGAGCATGGCATGGCCACAAAAAAGAGGGTAAATACGTTTATGTTGCCGCTGGTACTGCACTTGTAGGTGTCGTAAATATGGATACTGAACAAGTTAGCAAATTTATTTTAAGTGCAAAGCAACCAAAGGTATTATACATCCCACCAAATCACTATAACGGATTTAAAAACCTCGAAGAAAATACGTCGGTTATTTTCTTTTCAACATCAACCCTAGAAGAAAGCATGGGTGACGACATAAGAATGCCACACGATAAATGGAATATCTGGGCAGAAGATTTTAGATAAACATTATGAAAATTTACATTTTAGGTGCTAGCGGAATGCTAGGAAAATACGTTTCAAAATACTTAGGGCAAAAATATGCCGTAATTGAAGTTAACAGAGACGCCATTGATGCTAGCACAGTAACGAAAGAATCGTTAACAGCAAAATTATTTCACCTTGGCGCTAGAAAGGGTGATGTTATAATAAATTGTATCGGAACAATTAAACCAAGAGTTGACGAACTTGGTGATACGAATGCCATTATTGTTAATTCAGTATTTCCTAGAATACTATCAAAAGCCTCTAGAGAACTTGGTTTGAATATGATTCACCCAACAACAGATTGCGTATATTCTGGGTTAAAAGGCCAATATGTCGAGACAGACCAATACGATGTTAGCGATGTATACGGAATGTCAAAAGCCATGGGCGAACCATCTGATTGCACAGTAATTAGAACATCCATTATTGGTGAAGAGGTTGGACAAAAACGTTCACTAGTTGAGTGGGTTAAATCAAACGCAAACGGGGAAGTTTTTGGGTTTACCAACCATTATTGGAATGGTGTAACGTGTTTGCAATTTGCAAAAATTTGCGAAGAAATCATCAATAAATTTCTTTACTGGCACGGTACTAGACATTTTCATTCAAATATCGTAAATAAAAAACAACTAGTAGAAATAATTAGTAATGTTTATGGTTTGAATATAAAAGTAAATCCAAAAGAAACAACCACAATGTGTGATAGAACACTTGGAACACTTTACAGCATGGGTATATCAATACCAACCCTTGAACAACAAATAATCGAAATGAAAGAATTTTCAAGTATTTTATATAGCTAATGGGATTAACTGAATGGTTACGAAATAAGGTGGCGGCATTATCAATTGCGTTGTCAAACGTTGAGAAAAATACATTCTCTCAAGGTAAAGACACTTTTGCTCAAGATACACATCATGTTCAAAGACATCAACAAGGAACACTTGCTGATGCACTTGTACATGGTGAAGTCACACAAGAAGTTAAGAATTTACGTTGGAGAACTTACAAGGTTCTTAAAGCGTCAAAGGGTCTATCATTAAGTTTTGATAAAACTGATGATGATGGTGACGAATGGTATAATGTAAAAAAGGTAGAGCAGACAAGACTTTTAAACAAAGTTGTCATGGATTTATATGACAAATATCCATTAGAATTGGTTGTTTTAAATGAAGAAACAAAACTGGGAGATATTAATTCAATTACCGAACATTTTAAGGATTATTCAGAACCGATAAAAAATAAAAACGACAAGGGCGAAGTTGTAAGTGCAACGCATGGTGAAATCTCAGCAAATGAATTTTTTATTTCTAATAAGGGTGAAAAACCAATTCAGATTGGGCGTACAATATTCCCTAAATTTTATTTAGAAAGGTACACCAAAAAAATGAATGTTAGAAAAATAAACGATACGGAGAAACTATTAGAATTTTATATTAGTAAATATCCAAACGAATACGACAGAACAAACAATTTATTTATTAAGCAAGTTAAAAAAGTTATGAATGACAACCCACAAAGAGCTAATTTTTTAGAAATTAATAATGTTGAATTTATTAGCGAACAAACATTGGGGTGTGATGATTTTCTTTATTTTAACTATGAAATAAAGAAATTTGATAAAATAATTGAATTTGATGGACACTACGTGATTAAATTTATTGCAACCGTTATTAATGACGGTGAAGATGTACTTTTAAAATATGTTGAACCAGAACTTGAAGAAAAATATATTAATAAAGAACGGAAAACTTAACAAGTTTCCGATATTTATATAAAAAACCTGCATGAATAAAAAATCATCAGAGAAGAAAACGAGGGGAAAAAGAGTAAACACGTTATCAGCTTCATCAGAAAATACTCACCAAGTAAATTACGGTATTGATGTATCAACCCTAATTCATTTTTACGACAATTTTAAGTGTAAAAATAAGACTCAAAAAGAATTCTTAAGTCTAATTAATAAGAAAGAATTTGTGATTGCTTCTGGGCCAGCTGGTGTAGGTAAATCCTATGTCGCCATTGCAAGAGCCCTAGAATTAATTAAGGACCCATTAACACCATATAAAAAGCTTATTATTTCAAAACCAGCAGTGGAAGCGGATGAACATCATGGTTTCACACCAGGCGACCTTCGTGAAAAAATGGAACCATACGTCTCATCAACATTAGATATTATTGATGAATTAATTGGTAAAATCAATAGATTAGCTTTAGAAGAGAACGGGTTTTTAATTGTATTACCATTGGCGTTTATCAGGGGTAAATCTATCAATAATACTGTTTTGGTAATGGAAGAAGCCCAGAATATGACACCAAGGCAAATGAAAACCCTAATGACCCGTATTGGTCATGATAGTAAGTTTATCATATCTGGTGACTTAGACCAGTCAGATAAATTTAAAAACGTGACAGACAGTGGTTTATATGACGCTATTAAAAGACATAAAAATATTGAAGAAATTGGGTTTATTGAGTTTAACGAAGATGAAATTGTAAGAAATCCAATTATTACAAAAATACTCTTGAATTACAAACCGAAACCCGTCGAAGTGCCAACCTCAACACAAAAAACCCTTCTAGTTGAGGGTAAAAATCATAAAAAAACCAAAAAAGAAAGTATTTTTCAAAAAATACTAAACTTATTCAGATAATTACTTGACTTATAGTCATTTTTAATTAAAATTGTTTCATGAGAATAGGAGTTTCAATCAATGAGGTCCTAAGGGACTTTCTTAGCCAATTAACGTACACCTATGACAAGTACATGGGTGCTTCAAACATCAAGGAAGGTGACATCAAATCTTTTAACCTATTGGAATATTTTCAATTTAAAGATATTGATGAGCTTAATAAATTCATTTATTTAGAAGCACCGTTAGAAATATTTGGTCATGCTGACCAAATGTCAGATGGAATCATGATTCACTTTAATAATTTCTTAAGTGATATTAAGGACGATGGCGAACATCAAATTGAGCTTGTTAGCAAAGAAGCTGATAAAAGCATTCCATCAACTTTTTTCTTTTTGTCTAAAACTGGCTGTAAAGCCGACAAAATTAGATTTGTCAATAACGCAATTAAAGAATGGGATGGTGTCGACATTCTAATTACAGCTAATCCAGATGCACTAAAAAATAAACCAAGCGGAAAGATTAGTGTTAAAATTAAAGCTTCATACAACGAAGATGTAAAAGCTGATTTTGAGCTTGATTCAATTTTGGATTTTATTAAAGACGAATCTTTAAGAAATAAAATCCTAAACACCGAAATAACAACATACGAAGAAATTTAAACTATGCTAGAATTTGGAGATGCAATCTTTTACATCGATTTAAAAGCTTTTGATAAAGCAATCACCGTAGTCAACGGAAAGACAGAATCTGTAACAGACACTGAAGAAAAAACAACCATGGATGAGAATGGTAAATTAAAACTCCTCGAAAAATATTCAAGGACAACACCAAGGTCTAAAGAAATTGATGCGACGAAATATGATTTACTTAAAACTCTTTTAGAGTATATTATTGATTACGACGAACTTTCTGACGATACACTAGGGGCCGATAGAGCATTAGCTCAGACTCCGTTTCCCTTTAAATTAGCATTTAACACTCTATATAACGAAGGTATAATAAAAGAAAAAAAATAAGATATGGAAGAACAAAAAAAACAAGTTGAACAAATCAACGGCCTAATCGAAAAATTGGAAAAAAAAGATTTTGGGCTGTACTTCTTCACACTAGATACCAAGGGTAACCCAACCGCTGGTATTGCAAACATTTACGAACACGTTAAATTACTTAATGAATTGGGTTATAAGGCATACATTCTTCATGAAAAGAATGATTATAAACTAAAAGGTGATGAAACTGGAATGGGAATTTCAGATTGGCTTGGAGAAGAATATGCGGAACTTCCGCACATTTCTATTGAAAGTCAAAATCTTAATATTACCCCAACCGATTTTATTATAATCCCTGAGGTATTCTCAACCATTATGGACCAAGTTAAAGGGTTTCCGTGTAGAAAGGTCGTTCTTAGCCAAAGCTATGATTATCTATTGGAGCTTTTACCCATAGGTAAAAGATGGGATTTAGATTATGGTTTTAACCATGTTATTACCACTAGTAACAGACAAGCTTCCTACATTAGAAGTCTTTTCCCGATGACAAGAGTTCACACTATTCCAGTATCAATCCCTGAATACTTTAAACCTAATGACAAACCAAAAATTCCTGTAATTACCCTTCATACAAGACATCAAGGTGACGCTGCTAAAATTGCTAAAGCATTTTATTTACAGTTCCCTATGTATAAGTGGATTACATTTAAAGAACTTCGTGGTCTTCCAAGAAGAACATTTGCTGAAGAACTTCGTAAATCATGTTTGTCTGTTTGGATTGATGACCCAGCTGGATTTGGAACATTCCCATTGGAGGCAATGGAATGTGGTACACCAGTAATCGGTAAGGTTCCTAATATGGTTCCAGAATGGCTAGAAACAACAGACGAGCAAGGAAATTTGGTTGTTAAGAACAATGGTATTTGGACCAATACAACTTTAAATATTCCTGAACTTATTGCAACATACATTAAAGTTTGGTTGGAAGATTCAATTCCTTCTGACTTAACAGAAGCAATTAAAGAATCAACAGGACAATATACATCAGAAAAACAAAAAGAAATTCTAGCACAGGTATATGGCGAGTTGATTGAGGAAAGAAAACAAGAATTTAATAACATGCTACCAAAAGTAGAAGAAAAAGCTTAATATCATGGGAGAAAAAAACAAATATATCGGTAATACTACCAGTTTTTTGTTAAAATGATATATTTATATATAAACAATCGATTATGATTATATATAAAACAACAAATCTTGTTAATGGTAAATTTTATATTGGTAAGGATGAAAAAAATAACCCGAATTATTTAGGTTCGGGTAAAATTTTAAAAATAGCGATTAAAAAGTATGGTACTGAAAATTTTAAGAAAGAAATTCTTGAAGAATGCAATAACAAAAAAGAACTAAATGAAAAAGAAAAATATTGGATAACCACTTTATCAGCAACAACTCTTGGATATAATATTGCAGAAGGTGGGACTGGTGGTAAAACAAAATTTAATACAACACATGTTTATCAATTTAATAAAAACGGTGATTTTATAAAAGAATGGAATTCGGCAGCTGAGGTTGAAAGAACATTGGGTATTGACCAATCAGCGGTAATAAAAGCATGTAAAAGAAAATTGTTGAGTGTTAAGGGGTTTATGTGGTCATATGAAAATAATATAAAATCATTTTCTGATACAAGAAAAATTAAAATTTTACAATACGATAAAAATGGTTGTTTTATTAAAGAATGGGATTCAATTGTTGATGTTAAAAAAGCATATGAAATATGTGATAGACATATCCAATTAGTTCTTGATAAACCAAATAAAACAGCAAAAGGGTTTATTTGGCTAAGAAAAAAAGAAAAGATAATAGATAAAATTGAGGTACCAAAATCTGGATATTTCAATAATAAAAATGCTAAAAAATAATTATGGAAAAAGAAATAAAAAAAACTGAAATTTCTGTGATACTACCCGTACACGACCTAAACGAAGAAACAAAACCAATGTTTCAAATTGCTGTAAAAAGCGTTGAACTACAAAAAGTTCAACCAGATGAATTGGTAATTGTTGTTCCGAAAGACAGCGAAGTTAGTAAATACGTGAAATCAATTGACTATGCTACCTTATCAGATAAAATAACCATTGTTGAAAATGATGGTGCAACCGACTTCTGTTCACAAATGAATTTGGGTGTTAGTAAAGCTAAATCTGACTGGGTTTCATTATTGGAGTACGATGACGAATATGCAAATATTTGGTTTAAGAATGTTGTCGAATATCGTGAAGCATACCCCAATTATGAAATTTTTATGCCAATCATTATTGACACTGATGCCGATGGTGGTTTTATTGGGCTTACCAATGAAGCAGTATGGGCACAGAGTTTTTCTGATGAGTTAGGTGTACTAGATTTAAATGCACTCCTTACATACCAAAACTTTAACATTGATGGTATGGTTATCAAAAAATCGTTATTCGAAGACTTTGGTGGATTTAAATCAAACATTAAATTAACATTCATTTATGAGTTTTTGTTAAGAATGGCATTTAAGGATGTTAAGATTACAACAATCCCAAGATTTGGATATAAGCACGTTAACCAGAGGCCAAATTCATTATTTTCAAATTACAGAAATGAAATGGACGCTGTCGAAGCAAAGTGGTGGCTAGCACAAGCTAAGAAAGAATACTATTTTGATAAAGATAGAAAAATAACATACATGAAACCAACGGTATAATGATTAACAAAAGAGGACGCAAAAGAAAGAATGAAATGTATTTTGGTCCCGATGAAGAAAAAGCCGTTAATGATTACCTAGCTTCGACAGATGACAAAGAAAGAAACATGATTTACAATCAGTGGTTAAAAGAACCACTTGATAAAATGATTGAGTCAATCATTAGAAGATATAAGTTATACAGAAAGGGTGAAAGCTTCGAGGATTTACATAGCGACACCCTTTCTTTTCTTATGACAAAAGCTCATAAATTTGAAAACGCAAGAGGTAAAAAGGCTTATTCTTATTATGGAACAATCTGTAAACACTATATTTTAGGACTTTTAATTAAGGACGAAAAATATACTAAACAAACTGCTTCATATGAAGATATATCGTCCGACCTAGAAGAACGTAAAGAACTGAGTTACGTAATTGATAAAGATGAAATTGTGATGGATGAGTTTTTAAAAAAACTCGTCGACGGTATAAAGGAAGAACTTAACGATGAAAATCAACCAACCAAAAAGAAACTCAACGAAAATGAAAGGAAGGTTGGGGAATCACTTATCGAAATTCTTCAAAATTGGGAAACAGCATTTAACACCATGGACGGTGGACCAAAATACAACAAAAACTCAGTTTTAGAAACCATGAGAAACTACACCAATTTGTCAACAAAAGACATCAGATTGGCAATGAGAAGGTTTAAAGACCTATATGAGTTCCTAAAACATCAAGATTTTTGATAAAAAAATGCATTTAAAGGTATTTATAGTAAACTAATATTTATGCCTAGAAAGAAAAAACAGGATGTTAAAGTCAATGACGTTGAAAGCCTTGAAGGGTTAATGCAAGAAACCTACAACGACGCATGTCTACAAATTAACGATGCTCAACGTACAATTAACGAATTGTCAACTAGCGCAACACCACAAGATGTTGAAGACGTTACAAAAATTGCAAAAGAAAAGGGTGGTCTTCTAAAGGTTAAAGATTCTGCTATCAGAATCAAACTTGAGCTAGCTAAATTGCAAAGCGACATCATTAAAAACAGAGGTGATGCAGAATCCGCTATTCAAGAAAGAACCGATGGTAAGGCATCATTAAGTGACTTTAAGTCAATCAGAGAAATGCTAATGAATGATAAAGACCTAAACGGTGCTGTTGAAGAATAATGGATATATTAAATCAAAAAAGGGAAATTTTTGGCAACATTGCCGCAGATAAAACTTTAACACAAGGACTTCCACAGTTAAAGACCACCTCTTCCATGCCATCAATCAATAACGATGGTGATTCAATTACATTACTATGCGATTTACTTAAATCGCTTGTTGGTTCAGAAAAGATGGAAGAAATTGTTACGAACACACTAATATATAGTATCAATGACATTGAAAACGAAATCAAGAAAGAATTAAAACTTGAATTAAAATCAATTGTTAGTTGTGGCGTTAACCCATCATTACCAGATTATATAAAAACAACTGGTATCAAATTTCCAGTAAATAAGGTAGACTATTTTGGTCTCATGTTTACAAACCCAAGGTCAATTGTTGGTCAACTCGTATATAACGATGTTACACCAACATTAATTGATAGCTCGGACTTCAATACATTTCTATACCAAACAATTCAATTAGATGGTCAAGCCGAAACATGGCCACAATATGCTGGCTCCACAACACCAATTTTAAATGTAAGATTTAGGTCCTTAGCCAGCGGCGGTGACCCAAACAATACTATCACCGTTAAATCAGCATCATCTTTTAACGGGACATTAACTGATTTTAATAATCAATTTATTGATAGTATTAAAATATTTAACACCGAAAAAATAGTTTCACAGGTTATTGATTTAATATTTGGTACAGTATCAAAGAATTCAAATAAATCAATTAAACAACTAGAATTAGAAGAACGAATTAATACAGTTATTAAAAAAATTATCTACACTGATTCTAATACAATCATTGACGATACAACATTCTCTTTCACCAACGATGAAAATAGGGTAAATGAGTTTGCCGCAAATATGAGGAAAAAGGGTGAAAAACAATTTGAAACCTCAACCAAAGTTACTAGTAGTATTCCATTGAATTCGCTAACCACAATGAATACAAATGTTGGTAGTGCTACAAATGAGATAATTAAAAAAGAAGAACTTACAAAATCATTAAAGTCAATGAGTGATAGTGTCGCATCAAGTGCAACCGAAAGCTCAGACCAGAAAAGTTTAAAACTCGGATTCATTCAAGAACTCATCAATTATCTAACACAGACAATTGTTATGGGTATCTTGGCACCAAAAATCATTACAATTTTTTTAATCAATTTTAAGATTGTATACGGTCCGAATGCAACATTCAATGACCCAATTGATTTTTTAAGAAAGAATAAAAACCTAATAAGGGCTATAACCAAAAGAGTAGCTGGGATAATAATAAGCGCATTACTAAGAGCCGTTTTAAAAGAAATAACAATTTTAGTTGCTGATGCAATTAAAAAAAGACTTGAAGACAAGGCAAAGTTAAATTTAAAACAGCTTTTGAGTTTAGTTGGTGTGCCACAAGATGTGATACAAAAAATAAGGAACCTAGAATGAGCGATATAAACAAAAAGACAGAGGCACCGATTGACGGTGGTGTTAGTTCAATACAAAGTGTTATTGATGTTATATCTGCCGCATTTAAAGCGCCAAAACAACCAGTCACACCATTACCACCACCGTTACTTTTAATTGGTGGCAAACAAAGGTCTGGTGTAACCCCTAGTGAAATTGCTTCTAGAATAATCGCTAGACAATCTGAGGCTGGATTAATCGTGGGTAATGTATATGAAGATGGCCCAAATACAGCCGAAGCAATGGAGTTAATCAGAGTTGAGGAAATTATAAACTCATTGTTAACCGAAGGTAAAATTGAAATTGTAATTCCACCAGGTGTAAGGGTTATGACCGTTGGTACTGGTAACCTAGGTGCCCCAGTTGTTTCACAAGGTGCTACAACAGATATTGCCGTTGGTTACGGTGTAATACGTTAATATTTTTATTATGACAAATGAAGTTATTAATCATAATGATTTAGAAGATATGTCAAACAATGAGATATTGTTTGAAATAAAAAAAATGGAAGCCGACCACGAAGCATTAAAATTAAAAATGCTTAAGGATTATGATAAGCTGGTTGATATCGAGAAAAGATTTGACCGTGCTAATCAAATATTGGTTAAAAGATTAAAGGGAGAATAATATGCCAGTTGAAAACGCTTTTGGTACAAATTTACCACCAGTTACCGCTAATGTAACAATCAAGACAATACAAATTGGACGTGTTGTTAGTATTGATGATAATGATGCGTTGGGTAGAATTAAAGTCAGAATTCCTGGTCCTACAAGCGTTGGTGGTGATGCTGATTTACCACTTGAGCAAATTCCTTGGTCATACCCAATGGTACCAAAATTTTTTGGTGTAACACCAAAAGTAGATGAAGCGGTTTTCGTAATGGTTTTCAGCCAAGATAAACTTCACAGTGATAGACTCTACTTTGGCCCAATTATTTCACAATACCCAAATTTAGATTTTGAGTCTATTGACGATAGGGCATTAACCCCATTCACATTCGCCCAAATCCCACCAAAAGTAAATTACCAAAGAATTGGTCAGTTAAACGGTGTGTTTCCAAAAACAGATGATGTGGCGATACAAGGTAGATATAATACCGACATCATTCTTAGAAGAAATGAAATCCTAATTAGAGCTGGTAAATTTGTGACCAGTAAACCAAATGATAATAACCCATATCCATTTGAATTCAATACTTCAACACAAGGTTTTATTCAAATAAGGAATGACATTCCGCTAGAGCCACCAAAAAAGCAGGGTGAGCAAATGAGAGGAAGCGTAGCAAATATCATGGCAAATAAAATCAATCTTCTAGGATACATTGATAGTGACCCAAGATTTAATATAAATCAAATCGACCAACTTAGTAACGATGAGATTTTAAACATCCTTAAAAACGCACACCCATTACCATTTGGTGACGTTTTGGTGGAATACCTAAGACTCTTTAAAACAGCCTTCATAAATCACGTACATAACAATAATGGGCTCAAACCAACTGGTACTGGAGATAAATCCGTGGCCAATTTTGTTAAACAAGCTGAAGCGCTAGAGAATGCAATGTTATCGAAAAACATCCGTATTAATTGATATTCTAGGATATTTATTAGTAAAAAGAAATGGTAATTAGGACATTTTTCGATAAAAACAATACCCTTATAAAGAACAGCTATTTGAACACTGGTAGAAACCCAGTTGCCGAGTTATTTTATGGCGGTACTGACAGTGAAAACAAATACAGCCGCTTTATTTTTCATTTTGATACTGATAGATTGGTTAGTCTCTATACTGGGGGAACGTTTACCGATTTGTCCAAATTAAAGCACACGCTTAAGCTTACAAATACAGCATCTTTTAACTACGACCTTTTAAATGGAACCATGGGGAACAAGTGTAGGGCTTGTTCATTTGACCTTATTGTGTTCCCAGTAACTCAAAATTGGGATGAGGGGGTTGGATATGATTATGAACAGTGCGACCTGCTTATTGGAAATTATGCTATTTCAACAGGCCCCTCAAATTGGGGATATTCAAGAACTGGTGAATATTGGGATAATGGGCCAGGTACGTATTCAGGTAACCCAACCGTAATTGCGACCCAACATTTTGATTTAGGAAATGAGAACATGGAAGTTGATATTACAGACTATGTTAATGGTATTTTGACAGGAAATACAAACTATGGTTTAGGTGTAGCCTATTCTAGACCATTTGAGTTAACCAGCACCGTTTCACTTCAATATGTGGGTTTCTTTACTAGACACACACAAACGTTCTATGAGCCCTATATTGATACCGTATACAGTAATCATATCGTTGACGATAGAAACAATTTCTTTTTAGACAAACCAAATAAGCTTTACCTATATGTAAACTTAGCTGGTAACCCAACAAATTTGGATAATTTACCATCTGTTACAATTAATGATGAAAATGGAGACGTTGTTCAAGTTTTTGAATCTAGCGCCGTCACACATGTAACCAAAGGGGTATATTCTATCGATATTACGATTCCAACCACCAGTTCAAGCCAAAAAGGACACTTGTACAGTGACGTTTGGTCCGATATTGTCGTTAATGGTGTTTCTAGGCCTGATATAAGCCTCGAATTCCAATTAATGGATAGTTTTGAGTATTTCAATATTGGGGCCGCAGATTCGCTTCCAAAAAGCGTAGCGGTGAATGTAGCTGGTATTAAGAATCAAGAAAGGATAAAACGTGGGGATATTAGGAAGGTTTTGGTTTCAACAAGAATACCATATACCGTAGAACAGACACAGAATATTACGGGATTAAAATATAGACTTTATGTCAAAGAAGGAAGAAATGAAGTAACCGTGGTCGATTTTCAGCCAATTGAAATGGCAAGCAATTACAATTACTTTTTAATCGATACGCAAAGCCTAATTCCAAATACTTATTATTTAGACGTGTTATGCGAATCTAATTTAGAGGTGACAACCCTAAAAGATGTCCTTAATTTTACTGTAATAAGTGATTCTAATTTAAGAATGTCACAATAATGAAAGGTTTTATCAAAAATAGGGTTAGACAATTGTTACATGAGCAAATGATTGATGGTCAAGAAATGAATCCACACCTACAATCACTATGTAATACAATGACAGTTAATAGCTACAACGAAGTGTTGGGGCGAATAATTGCCGCAATTGGACCTCAGGATAAAAACCCTGAATTATGGACTAAGATTGAACAACCCCTCAAAATGCTAAAAATGGCAAACTTTGAGCTAAATAAAGAAAAACAAACTAGCAATATGACAGGTGATTCCGTTGCTGATGAAGCTGACACATATTGGGCGACAATTCAATCAACCCTATGCGAACAAGGAAGCGATTTTCAATAATCAGTTTTATGAAAAAGTTTTTTAATATATTATTATCGGACAGTAACAAAATCTCCACAAAGCGATTTATTGGACTGTTATGTCTTGCTATGTTTATAGCTTATGGTATTGTTGGTTTAATCAAACCATTCAACGAATATTTCTGGATATTTTATGTTAGTTTATGCACTATCACTATTTGGATAGCATTTAAATTCATGTCAGCTGAGAAGATTCTTAAATACGATGTTATTGGTAAACTATCAAAATTTTCACCAATCAAAGATGCTGTATATGATGCTATCGTAACTGAAGATGAAATTGATGATGCTATTCAACCAGATGTTTTAAAGGGTAAAAATACTGGAGAATTAACCGAAAGAGAAAAGAAATTACTAGGGTTAGGTGACGAACCAGAAAATAAGGGTGAATAAACACTTGACAAATTAAAAATGTTTTAGTATAATTATATTACGTTAACTCCGTATTGGCTTCGACCATGAAATGGTTTAGAGTTGTCACGGCAACAAAGAAGTTAGTACATAATAACAAACAATTAAAAGTTAATTAAAATGAGACAAACAATCACTGGGCCAAGTGCGCCCATGGCTGCGATTTGTATTAACAAATCCAGACTAAAAACTTATCACAAAGACAAAACCCCTACTTTCTACTTAGAGAAGGGTCAAGAATTTCAGATTGAATTATTCAATCCTACTTCAGACACAATTCTTGCTAAAATCCAATTAAACGGTAATCAAATTTCACAAGGCGGTCTTGTACTTAGACCAGGTGAACGTGTATTCCTTGAACGTTATCTTGACGTGGCCAAAAAATTCAAATTCGACACCTACGAAGTAGCTAACACAGCTGAAGTAAGGGAAGCGATTGAAGATAATGGTGACTTTAAGGTAGAATTTTACAGAGAATCAAGACCAGTATATTCATATGGTTCTACAATTACTTTAAAAAACGATGTGCCATTTACCTACACTGACAACAATTCTACAGGATATAGAGGAATTAATCACACGTCACTTGGTACAACTGGAGGAAATCCACTTAATTTAACTGGGCTAAATGCGTCATTAAACGCAACACCAATTAGTTCATACTACAACACTGGTGGCGCAACATGCTATTCTTCAGATGTTACGATGGATAGCTTTAATAGCGCATCACTAAGCGAACAAGCCGCACCAACCAAATCTTTAAGGTCTAGAAGTAAAACCATTGAAACTGGACGTGTAGAAGCTGGTAGCGGTTCAAATCAAAAATTGGAATATGTAAGCAAATCATTTGAATACTGGCCATTCCATACAGTTGAATATAAACTTTTACCTATTTCACAAAAGGTAAATACTGTTGCTGACATCAACGTTAAAAGATACTGCACAAATTGTGGTAAAAAATCCGACAAAACAGATAAATTTTGTTCACAGTGTGGTAATAAATTATAAAGATAAAAAATCTTTCCAACCTAACCAAACCCCTCTTCTTCTAAAATATGTTGAGGGGTTTTTTGGTATTCCAGTTGGTTTATTAAGTTTAATGTATTCTTTAAATGTTGTTGAATTTAAATTATACTTTGATAATATTTTTTTACATTCGTCATATGAGTAAAATATTTCGTTTTTAACCCTAGTATATGTGTTACCTAAAAAATTATCCCATGAAACCCATCCATTATTTTTATATGTTAGTTGAGGATTAACGGGTAGATTATTAACCCTAGCATAAACGTACCAATCTCTAATATTGTTAAATTTGTTTTTATGTGCTATCTTTTTTAAGACATTATATGAAATTGTATGTTTATTATTTTTAATGTTTTTTGTATTAAAAAAATCACCCCATGAAACCCATCCATTATTTTTAAAAACACTGTCAGGTCTTTTTGGTATATTTAAATGACTATTTAATTTAAAATATTCCCGCCACTTTTTTTCACTATCTATTTCTGGTATGTTATTCACTCTCCATTGTCTAACATCATCAAGTGTTAATTTGTACCTTTTACCAGAATGCCCATCCCCACCTTCAGATATATTTGTCAGGTTATCAAATTGCCTAATCCAATATTTTTCTCTTTCGGCCCAACTATTTTCATCTGATTCTTCTAAAATTTGTATATTAATGGTACCACCACTATTTAAAACTTTTCGAATCCAATTATTTTTATGTGTTATCACACCACGTTTAGCTGCTGATAAATGGTCATTTTTTCTAATTTTTGGTCTATAAGATTTTCCAACATATCTTATAACACCATCTTCTGCACATAACCCATAAATAAATATTTTATTTGTTTTCATAAAATTCTTTATAATAAATATGTGGTAATTAACAAAAAACTGTGGTGCCAAGCAAAAGCCAGAATTTAAATTCTGTCCTAGTTGCGGCGCTAAAGCATAAATAATAAACTAGAGTTAACGTAATAAAAAAAGGTGGAATCTTCCACCTTTTTTATTTTGGGTATCTTATCATACTATCCATAAATTTAAAATCTTTATTTCGGCCCTTATTTGGCACAAAACCAAACTTTTTATAAAATGTTAATAACACACTCATTGGTGTTTCTGTGTTTGCTGGTGTCAATGTACATAATAATTTGTACTTATCACATAGTTGAGTAATCTCTGACATTAAAGCGCCACCTAAACCCCTTCTTCTTTCTGTTTTGTTTGGTATTTTGATTGATGCAATATGAATTGATTTCACATCCCCTCTTAAATAAATCCAACAAATCATTCCTTGACTTTCATATTTTCGAATTATAGCGTCAAGCTCATCTTGAATTTGAAACTTCAATCTGTCTTCCTCTTGGCCCATTAATTCGAATATATGTCCAATTTTCATAAGTTATTATCTATTTCTTTTAATATGGTTTCCCAAAGAATTCTATCATCATACTCACATACTATACCCTTTCCATTTTTTAAATAGAATTCAATATTATATCTATAAAGAGTATTATCATCAATCCATGACTGTACACCTAGGTATTCATCTATTTCTATACTCAGGTGTAATACGTAATTGATGTAAATCTTAAAGTATTTACATGTCTTTTTTGTTGTAATATTCATTTATATTAAAGACTTTTAATCTTTTCGATTAATTTCTTAATATCAACAAACTTACCTACCAAAAAACCAGCGATAAATGCAATTATTGTCATACTAATAAATATCATCTAAAAACAAAAATGGCTGGTAAAACCAGCCATTAATGTTATATTTTAGTGAGATTATCTCAATTCAGCTACGTTGAAGGTAGGAACACCGTCTACACGCACGTGGCCGTAAAAGCGATTATTTTAAGATGTGGTTAATGGTTTAATAACATTATTTACAATCTTTGTTAATATTGCTAAAGAAACACCTTTGTAATTTTCACCAATATTTTCAATAAGTTTTACAGCGTTAAACCCAGCATTTACAATAATATTAGTATATTCGTCTTCATCTAATAATTCCCACATCATTTCAATATCATACATTCCAATACCATAAATTTTTATTAAATTGATACCAATTTTTTCTAATTTAAACTCATAATCTTCAGTTGTTAAATCTAAAATGTTTAATTTATTTTCATCTATCTCATATTTTAAAATAACTGTTTTATATTTAAAATTAGCTTTATCGTGATAAAAATCTGTTTTAGAAGAGCCAAATTTTCTAGCTAAATCCACAGAATCTGTAAAAAATGTCCATAGACTATTAACCTCTCTAGTATAACCAATAAACGCATTACTTCTAATTCCAGTTTTATTAATAAATTTATCGATAGTAGTATTATCTTTTGGCAATGTAGTACCATGATAATAAATTCCTTCTTTAAGTAACTTTTTAATTAACTCTTTCATAACTATAAATATCTTGGGCCCTTAGAAAGATTATCTGGCCACCATAATGGTTGAAGATTACTTAAAGCCCAACATTCTTTAAATTCTGGGTCATCAGGACTTTCGAATTTAAAGCTTGACATTGGGCGAATATGGTCTACATGCCATTGACCATAATTATCCCATGTCATCCCATCAACAAATTGTTTTTCCAAGTGCTGCATTAATTCCTCTATTGTATAACCAAGTAATTCAAATGTAGAACGATATTTAGCAACATTAGCTTCTTTAAGACATGTATAAACGGCTGTTCTTGTTCTAGCTGCTAATCTATATTTTGGGTCCTCAGCACGACGCTTACGTTCGTATTCACGTTTGTATATATTTACATGTTCTTTATTCTTTTTACGCCATTCAGTATGTTTTTCACGTAAATACCCCCTATTTTCATTAGCCCATTCTTTATATGATTTACTAATTTCTTTTTTATTTTTACTATAATAACGTTTATTGGCCTCACTTTTACCACCAATATTACGTCTTCCTGATGTATTAAATATAACGCCATTTTCTCTAAGTGTTCTAATTATAATAGTTTTATGAATACCCATATGTTTACTTATTGTTGTACAACCCAATAAGTTTTCATTATACATTCTTAAGCATTCATCTATTTGTTCTTTTGTTAATTCGATTTTCTTACTCATAACTATAAATATACTAATAAAAGATTAAAAGGTCAAGTAATACAAATAAAAAAGGTGAGAAAAATCTCACCCTTTTTATTATATAGATAGTTTTATTATCTAAGTTCAGCAACATTGAATGTTGGAACACCATCGACACGTACATGGCCGTAAAAGCGGTTATTCACAACTTTTTTAGCGTAACGAGTCATGATACCTTTAACTGGAGCAAAGTTGAAAGGACTGTACATAGTTGGGGTCAACTGAAGAGGTACATACGGAGCGTAAATGTAACCAGTGTCCAACAATGACTTACCTTTGTGACCAACAATTACTGAGTAAGCTGGTGCATATGGGTCACGATATACTTGATATCTACCGCTTAATGTACCGATTCTTTCAATACCCATGTTGTATTGGTCTTGCTCTGGGTTAGCATCACTTACGTGGAAATACTCAAGGTCATCGAATACAGCTGAAATTTCAGAAGATACAACGATGAAGTTTGCACCACCACGAAGAGTTGATTTGTGGATTTGAGCTGAAAGTTGGTTAACTCTAGTAATAAGAGTTTGGTTCCAGTCTTTCTGAGTGTATGGGCTAGCAGCAGAAGAAGCTTTTCTCCAACCGTTGTAGTCCCAACGTAATTGCCATGCAGCAGCTTTACGTAAGTCTCTCAAGATTTCTCTATCGATTTCAGCAGCAACCTGCTCAGACAACATAGCTGTTAATTCAGCTTCTGCGTCGATATTGTGGAATGCGCTTACGTCTTGAGCCAATTCAGGAGACCAAGTAGCTCTTAATTTTCTTTCTTCAACAGCTACAACAACTTCATCAAGTTTGAATGAAACTTCACCAAGTTCAGTTTCAAGTTCCAATGAAGCGTATTCAGCCCATGCGAATACATATGCTGGGTTAGTTGTTAAACCAGATACAGTACCTAAGATACCACCAGTTGTACCAGTAGCACCAACGTAACCGTCATAAGTAGCTGTACCAGCAGCAGCTGTACCAGAAGCAGTAGTACCTACTGGGTGACGAAGGTCAAGCTCAATGTACATAAGACCATTAGGGGTAGTTAAAGTACCACCTGGGCCGTTTTGTACGATACCTTTACCGTATTGTTGAGTAACGATACGAAGAGGAACCTCGCCACCAGCAGCGATGATTACGTTACCATCTGGGTCTTTAATTGCGTTTGTAGTAGTACAAATCAATGAAGCCAAGAATGATTCAGTATCCATGTTGTTACCATCAGGACCAGTCAATACTTCACGGCCATTTGCTGAACCAGCACCACCAGTGAAACCTGAAAGACCGATGATTACGCTTCTTACAGTACCATCAGTAGCCAAAGGCAATACTGAGCTAGCAGAAGCAACAGACAATGAACCGTCATTACCGAATGTATAAGCATTCAAAGAAGACATGTTTATTGTCTTGATAGTAAGAGTACCTTTTGAGTTATCGAACATACCGTCATTGTAGAAAATGTCGTATAAGTTCTTAGCCATCCACTGAGTCAATGGAGTAGATGCTTTTGTTACAGCAACTGGCAAAGCAGCAGCAGTAGCAACACCATCGTGTTCACCGTTAAGACCAGTGTGAGCAGAGAAAGTTGTACCATATGGAGTGGTAGCGTAGTCGTTACCAGCAACACCAGCAGAGTTAACACGGCTAGAAGTTTGAGGTACGAAATAGAACAATTTACCGATTGGCATGTTCATAGCTTGAACAGACACGATGTCGTTAGCAAGCAATTTAGAGAATACACGTCTTACGATTGGGAACACTACAGTTTCGAAAGAACCTGAAGAGTTAGCAGTAGTAGACTCATTCAAAAGTTGAGAAGCTTGGTTCTCATACAATTGAGCAATGTTCTCTTTTACGTGGCCTTTAAGACCATCAAGGAAACCAAGGCTATCCCATTTTGCTTGGGTCTCTTTACGGATTGCCTTCATGTGGTTCAATCCAATGTTTCCAACTTGTCCAGAAGTTAATAAATTCATGGTTAGATTATTTTTGTTTTTTGTTATCTGTTTTCAACTCGCTTAATCAAATCTTTGATTCTTTGAGTAGAAGGGTCAACATACGCAGTAGCTTCATTAAGTTGTTTTGAGCTACTTGTAGTTACCTCTTTAATTATTTTGTTTTCTACCGATTCATTGATTGGTTTTCTAGATACCAACTCATTAGCGATAGTTTTGTATAACCTTTTTGATTCTTTAAGGTTTGTAACCTCATCGTCAAATCTTTTGATGATTTCTTTTTTCTCATCTTTGGTAGTTGAGTGTTCCATAAACAACTTAGTTACATAACTAAGATTTGAATTGAATACAACTGTTTCCACCAACATATTTCTGAACTTCTTAAGTGCTTTCCTGAATTCTTCGTTCTCAGCCTTAAGTTGTGCAGCTTCAGTTAATAACGTTTTGTACTTAGCTTCCGCTTCAGAAATGACCTTTTTAGATGATACAGATTCTTTTACAGATTTTGGATTTTCAGCTGCGCCGATTGAACCGCCAGTTGTTTTGTTACGGTGGTTACCCACGCTCATACCAACACCAACTGCAATTTTTTCTTCAACAACGTCTTCTTCCTCTTCTTCATCTTCCTCTTTTACCATCTCTTCGTCTTCTTCAGACTCTTCTTTAACCATTTCTTCGTCTTCTTCGGATTCTTCGTTAACGGCTTCTTCGTCGTCCATAGCGATTTCGTACATCATTTCATCTTCGAATCCTTCTTCTTCAGAACCGTCATTGCTAATAGCAACTTCGTCTTCAAAGCCTTCAGCACCTTCTGGGCTTTCTTCATCACCGATGGCAAGTTCATCACCACCAGCCATGTCATCAAGTCCTTCAAGTCCTTCTTCAGATTCATCCCCGATGCCTAAATCATTCTTTTTAATGATGTATTCACCTGGTTCTGAAATGTTTACATGTACTTCGTCACCTACAACTTCGATTTCGTCTTCGCCGCTAAGCTTTTTGTAGATTGCGATAACATCATCATCTGATGCACTTGTCATATCTATTTCGTCTCCACCAAACGCATCATCTGCGTCCATTCCCATTTCTTGGTCATCTTCTGGACCAACTTCAGGAGCGTCAATAGCGTCATCAGAATCATCAGAATCGGTTTCTGGTTCGGTTTCTTCTCCACCTTCTTCATCCCCTTCTGGTTCAGCGTCTGATTCGTCATCAGAACTAGCCTCATCTTCTTGGTCGTCAGATTCAGGAGCAGATTCGTCATCCTTTACCTCTTCTTCTTCGTATAACCCCTCTTCTTCGAGTGACTCTTTCACCATACCATCAATTTCTTCTCTCGCAACGGAGCGAAGTATTTCTTTGGTGTTGGCATTTAAAGCTTCTTGGATTTTTTGAACGTCCAACAAAGCTTCTTCATAGATAGATTTTTTGTCTGCCATTTTTGTTATCTGTTTTGTTTTTATTACTTATAGTAAATAATAAAGTGAGATTCACCCACTTACATAATAAATATGTCTTTTTTTAAGAAAAACCATTTTTATGGGTAAAAAAATAAAAATTTCTTGTATTTACCCCAATAAAAACTTATCTAAAGATTCGTTCAGATTAGTTTTCTTTGCAGAAACACTTTCAACGTATGGCCTAGCTTCAGCTTTATCCTTAAACATCCATGAACCTGGCGTACTTGGAGCTGTTACAATATCCCAACAAATTAATTCAAAATCATCTTGTACAATAAAATCCCCTTTGACTTCCTTCAAGGAACCAACGCCCCTTGATGATACGCCAATCATATAGTTTTGCTGTAAGAAATGTGCTACTAAATCACCCTTTGTTGAAACAATACCAAAATTTATAAAACCTTTGGTCATTGGAATTTCCATCTTACCCATCAAGGTGTGACCTTCCCACCATGTTTCAATTATATTGTGTGAAACTCTGTCACCAGAGATTACGCTGGACTCTGGGTGGTCCAGCTCACCAAGCGCTCTTCTATGGCGAATTGCTTCTTGGTATATTTCATTTTGACGTACAAGTATTTCTTTTGGATAGATTCTACCGTTACGATTCTTAACGCCGAACTTTTGTAATACGACATAAACAATTAAACTATCAGTATCATGATGTCCTAATTCTATTTTTTTAAACTCTCTAATTAGAGCTTTATTTCTTGGTTCTTCTGGTGAAATATATCCAGCATCATGCTCTATTAAAAAGCCTGTGCCTGTCTCCCCAGCTTTCAAAATTTTTAATTCATCGTATGTTGCCATATCAATATTTATTACAATAAATATGTGATATAACGAAAAAAGCCCCAATATTAATTGAGGCTTAATTGTTTAATTAATTTGTCTTACTTTTTCTTCTTATAAAACTTAAAATGCCTTTCCCTATCAAAGACATCTTTAATCACTTTTTGAATAACTTCTTCAATAAACGGCCATAATGATTCAGAATTAACTGGAGTTTCATACTTTTGAAATAATGTAATCTCTAGGTTTGTAAAACTACGCTTTCCATATTTTACGCCAGACTCCCTTATATCAAAATCTACAATAACTCTATCTTTTATAAATGGGGTGGTAATATTGCTATCTAAAACATTATAAACTGTCTGTCGAACCCTTTTATCTATATCCTTAATAATTCGATTATAGTTAAAATCCTCATCAGACTTAGGTTGAGCCCAAGTGGAAACGTTAATATATAACGCTTTTGGACATTTGTTGTTTACACTACCAAAAACTACATTATAGTTCTTGAATTGATTGATTTTTAATTCTTTACCTTTTTTCATACCTGGTTTTTTACAAGTATATGAAAAAAAAATGAAAGTGTCAAATTTATTGTAAAACCCCTCTTTTAAGGAGTAAAATTCTTTGACATTTTGCTTTAATATCTAAAATGTCATCATCTGATAATTGAATTTTATCAGCCGTGGAAATCAAAGACACACAACCATCTACCAATGAACTACCAAGTCTAAAATTCCATGCTTCTTTAATACCATACATTCTGTGAGTTATTTTAATCCCATCATCGTGATAGTCGTCATCAATTACAACATACCCCTTCGGTGTTTTTTCTAACTCCACCAGCATACTGGCAACTAAACTACATGGAATGTTTTGAAATTCTAATATGATTGGCTTAGTTATTTCATCGGTTGATTCATTTCTCATCGTTGCGTTTTTAAAACCAAATCCAGCCAACGATGTTGTACCATTATGATATTCAATCAAAGAAACCCTATTGAAACCATATGTACTTCTTAGCTCAAAAAGAACTTTGTTAATTTCATCATCAACTTCTAACCTTTTACCAAAACGATTTTTTATTTTTCTATTCTTAATTTGTTTAATAATAGGTGAGCTTAATAAAAAAATAACCATTGTTCCGATAATAGTTCCTAATGCTTCATAGATTTTTTCCATTACTGTTTTAAATTTTCTTTTAATTCCATTATTTTACTCATCTTTTCAAGAAAATTTTCTTGCGTTATCTCAACATTTTCTAATAGTTTTGATTTAACTGATGACAATTTTTCCTTTGGAGTACTAGAATCGGACAACAATGTATCAATTAAAACAACACACTCATTAACAAGTGTTGAGTAAGTTTCTTTTTTCTCGTCAAGCGATGAACTAATTAGTTTCTTTAAAACAGTTTTATCACTTTCGTTTAGGTTAGAATATTTTTCATTGTATTTTTCAACCATTAATTTTGCCAAAACACTAACAGGTAAATCAATTGATTCAACAATAGCTTTTGATTTTTCTTTTTGAATGTAAGTACTAAGCTTTTTCAATTCTTCAGTAATTACATTTATAGTTTTTGGTTGTCTTTTTGTAAAAATTAACTTTGAGATTGACTCATGAATTTGTGACATATTGGTTTCTTCGTCTAACCTTGACTGAAAACTACCTAACATATCAACAAGCTTTTTGTTCTCAGTTAATATGTCTTTTGGGTTGTATTTTTCTAAGAGTTTAATGTTTTCAGAAACAAAAATGCTGGCCAATATTGCATCGTTCTCATATTTGGTTTCAATATTATTATAAACCAAAAACTGAGTTTTTAATATTTCACTTTCTTTAATCGCCTTAATATAACGCTTAAATAATACTTTAGCGGAATCATTTTTTGTGACAATTCCTTCCACTAAAACACTATTAAAAACATTTTTTATTTTGCCAAAATTTTGCATAATTTCAGTTTATAAATAAATATCAAAATTTTGCCAAAAAACAATTAACTTCCAAGCATTTCGTCAATATCACGAATCATATTATTTACGCTCTCATTAATTTTTACGTTTTTATCGTAAATTTTGACATTTTCATTGGTTTTCTGCTCATGGTCAACGCCAGAAATTAATTTATTAATAAACCTATTTTGGTACCTTTCGGTTCTAGATTTAAGCTTTTCATTCAATTTCTTTTTCTCTTCCAATAAGAGCTTTTCCATTTTTTTGATTGTTTCAGCTGTTTGTTCTGGTGTTTCAGCTGTTTTTTCTTCAGCGGCACCCAATTCCTCAGCCGCACCAGTTTCACCACCAGCTTCAGTTGCAGCCTCACCACCAGCCACTTCTTCAGCTTCAGCACCTTCAGGACCACCAAAGTCCAAATCTTCTGGTGTTACGCCACCGCCACCAAAACCACCGCCGCCACCAACAGCGCCACCTGTTGCACCTTCCTCACCCTCTTGTGGTGGTGCACCGCCACCTTTAAGGGCCAATTGGTAATCACCATAGATTCTATCAACGGTATCGAAAATACCAGTGTGTTTAATAACATTAGCCGTATTCTGCAATTCAGCAGCCGCAGCTTTTTCCATTCTTTGTTCGATGAAGTCTTGCTTAATTTCATTATCAGACCAACCTAAGATTTCTCTCTTAGCACGTGTCATTGACATAGGGGCAAAACCATTACCAATATCACTAGTTGCATCTTTAAATAATGTAATTTTAAGCTGCAAGTGCTCAACTTTAAGCATTTCAGCTTGTGTTGACGGATTATTAAGGGTTAATGTAAAATTATCAAGGTCATCTTCAAAACCCAACAAATACAAGTGTATAATAACAATTTTATTAAGTTCTTGTAACATAGCTTGTTGAATACGGTTAACCGTTCTTGAAAAACGAATATCTTGCAATGCAAGGTTTTTACCCTCACCAGTTGTTTCGTCAAAACCTAAAAATGGTTTTGGTACCCTCAATGCTGTAAACAATTTCTTTTGAAGATATTCAATATCAGCAATTTGGTCAAGGTTTGCAGCACCTGGCAAAGTATCAATTGGGCTAGGTGCATCTTCACTTCTAACAGGAATGAAGTAATCTTGGTCGTTAGATAATTGATTATATCTTAAATCAATCTGACCAGTTTGTGGGTCAATAACAGGAGTACGTTTAAATCTATTCGCAATTTCATTTACATATGCTTCAACGTCCTTGTCATCAATATTACCAACATAAATCTTATAAATTCTTCTTTCTGGGGCCCTTGTTACACGATAAACAAGCATAGCGTCTTCAGATAAAATAAGCTGCTTCCAAATTCTTCTAGCCTTTTCAAGCATTGAAGTACCATATGGTAATCTTCTATCATCACCTAATAATCTAAAGTG